TGCGGGCTTCACGCTCTTGACAAAGAGAAGAAGATAGAAGAAGATACTACTGATTATCAATTTGTTTTTAACCTGGAAGATCTAATCCAGGATCACATGGAAAGGATAAGCTAAGATGAGAATAGCTACAAAAGAAGAGTTCTTGAACCACTTGCGCACTACAGTAGTAGGAGCCGACCCCCTTAATGGTATTCCCGAGGAAACGTATCTTCATTATAACCTCTCGGACTGCGAGGGAGACGCAATGTCATTTACTCAAGGCTATTGGGCAGGGATTGCCAAAGCGGAAGAAACTGCAGAGAGCACACAACAGTTCAGCAAATCTCAAGCCCCTGCTGAAGAGGAGAAGAAAGACATCTTGGAAGAACGTCAGGGAACTCACGGGGAGTTTAAAGATGTAGCTTCTATCTCCCAGACCTTGAGGGTATACTTCCGAGCGCAAAGTACCTGGGATGCCCTAACATCTGTTCAACAAGAAGCCCTAGATAACATCGCGCAGAAAATTGCAAGAATCTTTGCAGGTGATCCTAACTTCCCAGATCACTGGATTGACATTCAAGGTTACGCAAAGCTTGCACAACAGGAGATTGAGAAGAATGGCAATAGACCTTCTAGCCCTAGCGAAGAAGTATAAGGAAGTCCCGAAGAACCAAAGCATTCTAATGTATGGAGATTCCGGGGTAGGCAAGTCCAGAATGGCAGCAACAGTGGCGCAGATTCCTTGGGTAGAAAGGGTCTTTTGGCTAGATCTGGACAACTCAATGGAAACCCTGTTCCATATGAACCTGTCCGACGCGGAAATGCGAAAGATTATCCCCTTCCGAATGGGAGATACGAGAAAGGATCCCTATGTTCTAAATACAATCCAGAAGATGTACTCCTCTACCACAGATCTTTCTCTGTGTGAGGAACACTCCAGGATGAACTGTCTAGCATGTAGCAAGGCAAAGATGGGTTTCCAAACTTTCAACATGACCAGCCTTACTCCACGAGATGTAGTTGTTTTTGACAATGGATCAGAGTTCTTTGATTCTGTGGTGAATTTCATCTTGAAAGGTCAGACGGATGATGCTATACTGCAAATTCAGGATTGGGGAACAGCACTAAACTTCCTTAAACCAATCTTACAGGTAATAAAAAACGGAAGGTATGGGCACACGATCATGACAGCCCACACCCTCTACGTTCATACGTTCCAAGGCAAACCCCCAAACAGGGAGATTGTAAAGACCAAAGAGTTTCCAATGCTGGGAACCACTACCTTTGCACCTAAAGCTGGGGGTTACTTTGGAACTGTGATTAACCTGAGAATAGGAGGTAACAAACACACGGGAATTAGCAGTACCTTGGGCAAGCCTAACGTCCAAGCAAGAAGTAGGAGTGGAGTCTGCCTTGAGAAAGAGTCAGAACTTCACATGAAGCATTTCTTTCCAGCAACAATCTCTCTTTAATTACTAGGAACTAAAACCATGACTACCGAAAACACCCTTCTTGACCTGAACGAAATGCTGGACATGGACGAAAGTCTTGATGACTTTGCCGAAGCTCCCGACTACCTGAACCCTCCGGCTGGTGACTACCGTCTGAAGGTTACGAAAGGAGAGATTAAGGACTTCTCCTATGAGGCCACAGATAAACGGGAAGCTCAGAGTGGACAAAATATCGTCCTTACCATTGCAGTCGTTGAGACTAAAGAGCTGGTGAAGGATGATGAACCTCCAGTTCCGGAAGGTTCCCTCTTTACGAAGAAGTACAAAGGGGACCGGGATGGTCTGGGCAAATTCAAGCGTGACTTCAAGAAGATTATGAAGCTTGAGTCTCTCGCAGGTATTACGTTGGGTAACATGCTTGATCTTCTTTCGGATAATGAAGGGGATACCTCTTTCAACGGACGTATTTCCTATGGCAAATTCGGAGAAATCGAATTCATGAATCTTCGCTTTATGCCGGAATAACCTTTTCCTGTTAGGGAATAGGAAGTAAGAGTAGTAAAGAAGGCCCTTGGAAACAGGGGCCTTCCCTGCAAACTCTTTTCCGTAGTACAACGTAGTTTAACCTTGTAAGGGGACTGTCATGAATCAGAAAAGGTGTAAACGAGTTCGTAAAGCAATTCGAGTAATGGGATACGAGAAGGCCCCACTTATTATGGAGTACACCCAGGCTATCCGTAAACCTTTAGGGGGCAAGACTGTTGAATACCCACTTCCTATGCCTTTCAAGTACCCAGCAGACTCCTTCCAGCGAGTATGGAGGGATTACAAAGCAAGTGCTAAGACCTCTTTCAGTAGGAATTAAAGAAAATGAGACCCTTCAACGGACGTATCAAGGTAATGCTGGAACTGGAGGGTCTGGAAATAACTCGGGAGGAAGTTCTTGATATAAATACCGAAGAGCTTCTTGAGCTGAATGGACTTCGTACTACTCTCTCCGCTTACCAAGTAGGAGTCGCATGGTCTAAGGAGCATCGAGAGAAGTACCTGAGACTTGTGAATGCTCGGGCAGATTTTGCTAAAGAACTTGCTGATGAGGTAGCTTCTGCCATGATTGCAGCCTTTGAATGCTCTGACCATCCAAGGGTGCAGGTTACAGATCAAGTTCTTAAACATGAGGATAACAATGCGTGAGAATTCTAATTAACTTCCAAGAGAATGAGAGGCACATGCTTCCCGTTCTTTCCTACTTTATCCGGCAGCAGGGCTACACTGCAATTTCGACTAGTAAAGCCCTGACTATTTCCCAACTTATTGATAAGGCTAAGTCAAGTGGATGCCAAGGAATTTTTCTCGTCAATGCGCAAACATTGGCTAACTGCGTACCCGGAACCCGGCCTTCTCTTGATCTATATCGTGGGAGTCGTCTTGATTACTCCGTTCCTGTAATCGTAGGCAATTCACTACTTCAAATTAACTCTATAATTCATGGGAGATTCATCCTTGAAACCGATCTTGCAAAATTCAAAGCGTTGTCTTGCCAGGAATCAAAGGCATTTAGTTTCTCAGTCCTGGATGAAACACATAAGTTCAATCCAGCACTTCAGCAGATTAAACAGAGCCTCTTTGTGGCGGTCGATATCGAAACAGCTACCCTTTCACCAGAGGGAAATATTCTGGAAGGGAGTTCATTACAAGCTAGTGACGAGGCAGTCTCCTGTCTTTCGGACGACAGCGACTTCACAGGTGACGTGGTTGAAAATGGATTCACAGTAATTACCTGTGTTTCTTTCACATGCTTCACAAACAATGGGGAATTCAAGACTTATGTCCTACCATTCTGGAACTTCCTCTCCTGCCACTGGCCCTCTGAGTACGAGTACATCCTTGCCATGCAGTTCCTCAAAGCGGCCTGTGAAACTGACACTCCTAAGGCAATGCACAATGGACAGTACGATTGCTTACACCTCATTGCCCATAGGATATTTCCAAGGAACTTCTGCATTGACACAATGGGTATGGCACATGCGCAATACTGCTCTCTTCCCAAGTCACTAGACTTCGTAGCCTCCTTAGTCTTACCTGACTTTTATCAGTGGAAACCTCAAGCTAAGGAAGCTTCTTCTAACAAGGACATTCAACAATACTGGAGTTACAATGCCAAAGACACCTTTTACACTGCCCGTATTGCCCTTCATTACCTGCGGAAGCTCCCCACCTACGCTAAGAAGAACTACGCTGATCAATTCAAACTTGTCTATCCTAGTCTCTATTGCGCATTCGAAGGATTCCTCATTGACCAGAGAGAAAGAGTCAGACTCAAAACCGAAAGAGAAATCCTAGTAGAAAAGCAACTTGAAGAGCTACAAACTATCCTAGATGACAAGGGAGATATCAGTGGGAAAAAGAAAGTTGGCTTCAATCCTTCCTCACCAAAACAAGTTCAATATTACATATACGATGTTCTTGGGGCAAAGGACCCGCATATCGGATTCAAGAAAGTTAACGGCAAGCGCACTAGGATTGTACGAGGAACCGACGCAAAGAATCTCTCAGCGATTGGTGAACAACATCCGATCCTGGCTGCCGTCACAACAAGACTCATCAACTACCGAGAAAATAGAAAAGCTATTAGTACATACTTCAACTTTGTTCAACGAGAGGGAAGACTTCTATATCACCTTGACCCCTTCGGGACGGAGACTGAAAGGATGGCTAGTAAAAAATCTTCCTTCTGGTGTGGGACTCAGATTCAAAATATCCCTCAGTATGCCAAAACAATGCTCATCGCTGACCCAGGCTATACAATATGTGAGCCTGACAACTCTCAAAGTGAAGCCCGTTGCACTGCATACTTGGCACAGGATTTGAAACTCATTGAAGCCTTGGAAACTCCTGGTAAGGATTTTTACACTTCACTTGGAACCCTGTTCTTTGGTATGGAATATGAGAAGGTAACTAAGGAATTCAGGAACAAAGTCCTGAAGAAGATCGTGCATGGCACTAACTACATGATGAAGGAGCAAACATTCATTGAAAACGCTGGAGTCGATAACCTTCTCTTTGCCGCTATGGTTCTGGGAGTAGTCGTCACACCCACACCTACGAGAGAAAACAGTAAAGAGATGACAATGAAGTCCTTTGCCGGACTCCTACTTGAGAAATATCATGAGCCTTTCCAGCGTATCAGAAAGTGGTACCAGGAGATTAAGAATGAGATATCTAGTACTCATATGCTTCGTAGTCCTCTTGGCCATGTACGGTATTTTTTCGGAGATCCTGCCAAGCACTATCAAACCTTTGCCTCGGCTGTTGCTCATGGACCACAGAACCTTTCTGTTACCATAGTAAACAAAGGCTGGTGGAAACTTTGGCTTTTGCAGAAATCAGAGCCAACGGCTCTGCGGATGAAAGCACAGGTACATGACTCGGCTCCGTTTCAATATCTTACGGATAGACCTGATATTAGAGACAAGGCAATTGAATGCTTTAGAACACCAGTGATAATTCATGGGAGGGAACTTAGGATTCCTGTGGATTACAAAGAAGGCCCCAGCTGGGGTGAAACAGTTGAGAGGAAAGCACAATGAAATATCTATTCGGAAAGTCCATACACCATACTCATGAATGGCTTGCAGCTCAGAGCACTCAGGATGGGTATCGAGCAATTGCCGGAATTCACGGACTTCTAGGAGTAAGAAATTCTGAAGTGCATCTGCTTCCAGGGCATGAGCAGGCAGATGGATGGGAAGAATTTGCGGAAGAACTGTTCGAGAGGGTGAAAAGTAATAATCTTCGTGTGGTGATGCATGATGAAGAGGAGAATCGCAATTGACAAGGAGGATTTCTTCACGGAATATTTCAAGTACATCGGGGAGAGTGAAGCCCCCAGTATCTATCATAGATGGACGGCTATCTCCATCATTGGCGCGCTATTAGGAAGAAACGTATGGCTACCCTTTGGTCATTCGGTCATCTACCCTAACCAATATATCATGCTTATGGGAGGGGCAGGAGCTAGGAAAGGGACAGCCCTAAATCCCGGAGTCTTTCTCTTACGTTCTTCAGGTTATAGAACTTTCGCTCCCAATGCAGTCTCCAAAGAAATGTTTCTAGCTGGTATTGGGAAACCGGAATATGGAGCTGAGGATGACTTCGATCTAGACCTAGAGACCTTAGTTGATGACATGGTATCGGAAACCTTTGTAGTAGCCCCTGAGTTTAATGACTTCATGGGACAGAGTGATACCAAGTTCGTTACCAATCTAACTAACCTATGGGATAACCTCCCTACTTTCCATCATCCTAAGCTAACGGGTAAAGATGTTTTTGTAATCAAACCTACCATCAATATCCTAGGAGCCAATACCCAGCAGAACTTTGCACTATGTATTCCCCCTGAAGCTGTGGGCAATGGTTTCTGCTCCAGATTTCTCTTTATAGGGGCAGAAGCCACAGGTAGGAAGATAACATTCCCTAAAGCTCCTGATAAAGATCTTGAAAATAAGCTGATTACTCGGCTTGCAGAACTGAGGAAGGACGCACATGGACCCCTATCTTTTGCACCAGATTCTGAAGGAACACTTGACCGTATCTACAAAGAGTTTCGACCCATTGATGACGTTCGATTCACTCACTACTCAACTAGAAGATTTACACACTTACTCAAACTTTGTATTATTCTTGCGACAGTCGATTCAAGAAACTCTATCACAGCCACTGACGCAATTAGGGCCAACACAATACTACAAGCTGCTGAACGACGAATGCCAAAGGCTCTTGGAGAATTTGGAAGATCAAAGAACTCCGCAGCAACTGCCGCTATTCTAGATACCCTTACACGAACTCACACTCCCCTTTCCATAAATGACCTGTGGAAACTTGTACATAAAGACCTCAATAAATTTGCAGAACTTACAGACATTATCATGGGACTGGTTAGGGCAGAGAAGGTTCAGTCAATTAAGATAGGAGGGAAACAAGGCTACATGATTAAAGCAGTAGTGGAGGAAACGTGGGACACGGATCTCTTGGATTTAGGGTACTTAACAGATGAGGAGCTTGACTAAATGATTACAAATTGGATTAAGATTTTCCAGCAATGGATGGAGAGAAGGCAGAAGATGAGGAATGCTATGGAGGAAGCGAAGGGATATGAATATGCCACCAAGCTCTACTGGGGCGGAACTCCAGAGCGCCTTATTGAGCAGGAGATCAGTGATAGAATTTTCTTCTCTGGAGGAACAGGGTATTTTGAGAAGGGGATGCTAGGATTCCTAAGGAATGTGAAAGAAGTTGATCTTGTTTATCAAGTCGGAAAAGAGAAAAGAGAGATAAGAGGTTATGGCTATGAGTAAGATTGTAAGCAGTATCGTGGATCACCTGGAGTATAAGCCAATCTACATGGAGAATGAAAGAGGAGAAGTCCTCCTATCCTTTGCAGATGCCTATCACCTTCAGAATTTCGTAGCAGAGGTGAGAAAGCATGGCGTAGTCTATGGGTTGGAGCTTGCTAAGATGACAAAGGAAGCTCCACCTATGGCTCCAGTTTCCGTTGTTAGGCATATGAGTAGGAGGTAAAGAATGAAGGGTGATGACTTCGATAGTAAACGCCCTGATCATCCAGACTTTATGGATGCTTCAGAGTTAAAGAAACGAGAGTTCTGTGGCTTACGTCACAATAAGCTCTCTAATCAAATGGAGATATGGAAGCTGGGAGAGGTGGTTAAGATAATTCCTCAAGCTCTTATGGACCGGGCGGTAGATAAGAATGCTGTAATTGCTATGGCCCTGGAGGATGTCTTTGGAATCTATGATGTAGCAATTGAAGGGATGGAGATTAAGGAGGAGACAGACGAAAGTAAGAAGTCGAAGAATGTCATCATAGGTCTGGATGGAAAAACCTTTCACTAGGAGTTCTCATGAAATATCTTATCAGACAAGAACAGAAGGCAGCCCTTTGCAGGGCTTTAAGTAAGATAGGGAAAGCTAACCTTACAGGAATTGTTGGCCTTACAGAAAAGGAGATGCAGGCATGGATGGATAAGGTTCCCCTATATGAATCCCCTGCTGATCTGAACGTTGTAAATCCAATAGGCCAGTCTCCTTTGGCTACTGGTATGGATGTTCCAGAACCTAGGGTGGAGAAAGAAGTGGTGGAGAGGGGAAAGCTGATACGTCTCCTCCGCAGAACTGTGCATGATCCCAATCTTTGGACAGCTGGGAAATGGGAGAAAGATACGCCAGAGTATAGAACAGCTCTGCAAAAGGTGGTGGTGGAGTATAACTCTGACGTTGATATGGCTGCCAAATGGGTATATTCAATTGATGAAAGGGAAATACAAGATGACGAAAACTATTAAGCAGCGAGTAGAGGCTATCATGGAGGCAGCAGTAGGAAGGGATCTCTCTTCCAAAGAGAAGAATGAGTTCCTCCCTTCGATAGCTAACTACCAGCGACCTTTAAGCCCCAAGCAGGAAACCTGGCTACTAAGCATTGAGGCCAGACTAGGATTGGTAGCAGGGGAGGATGATGAGCTTCCTGAGGATGAGGACGAGGATGAAGCTACCTTGCAGTCGACGGATTCTTTTAACGGAGTGCCCTTCTAAATGAGCAAGCAAATCAATCGCATTGCAATTGACATTGAAACAACAGGGAAGAAACCTGGCTGTCATGTCCTATCTATTGGGGCTACTTATTTTGACCTAGAAAGTGGAGTATCTACTGACCCTTCCAAGCAATTCTACGAAGCTATCTTCTATGAGCAAAGGCTCGGCATTCACAATGACCCAGACACTGTGTATTGGTGGAGGGACCCTAAGCATATCGCGGCTAGAGAGGCAGCCTTTGCGGGAACAGAACTCCCTCGTAAGGTCCTAGGAAGGTTTATCAATTTCCTAAATAAAGCTAAGGATAATGGAGCTGAGAGGCAATTCTTCTCTAAGCACTCCCAGTTCGACTTTCCCATTCTTGAGGACTATGCAGATAGATTCTTCCTAGACTTAGGGATTAGTTATAAGGAGATTAACTGCTCCTTCACCCTGGCTAATCAGATTAAAAGAATCCCTGAGCCTACCTTCAAGGGGATCCGCCACCATGCACTTGACGATGCTATTCATGAGGCAGAGCATTGCGTGCAGCTTTTAAGATTCCTTAACTAACAAATAAGAGAGGTAAAGAGAATGATGCATAATACTCAAAGACAGGTTTTCCCTCCCACTCATATCCCTGCCCTGTTTGAGCAGGTGATACTTCTAAAGGATGGGATGAGAAAACCTATCCTTGCAGGGGAAACTGTCCTACTTAAGAACAGGGCAATTCTCCTGAGGCTTCTGGACCTGGTTAATGAGGAGACTTATGTAAGAGCTGGGAAAATAGCAGAAGATCAGGGGCGTTCCAAATCTACAATCTACAGACAATTTATAAAACTGCTAGAGGAAGGGGAGGTAGAGGCTGCACCTAGGGATAGATCAGCCCCGGTGTGGTATAAGAGAACTAAGAGAGGAACAAGAAACCTCTTAGCAGAGAGAGATTCAAACCCATTTTTTAATGTTGGAAAAGAAGAGAAGGAGTAATCACCATGCGTACACTTACAGATCATCAAGTCAATCCGGCCAATGATAAACTCAATGTTGAAGTTCTAGATGAACCCGGACAGGGAGGGGCTTGCCATTCCTATTACATAGACGGATTTGATGTAAGCACTAATCCTAGTGTCACGGAAGAAGATAACTACCTCTATATCCTCTTCCAGAACGGCCCCATCTCAGAGAATGGGGTAGGAGTTAATGGCATCACTCATGAAGTCCTCCTAGCTATTGTAGCTGATAGGCTGCGCAGCTTCCAGAAAGGTCCATATAGCTGTAAAGCCAATGCCTGCGCACTCACGCACATTGAGGAAGCAATGCACTGGCTCCAGCAACGCACACTGGAAAGAATGCGTCGAGGAGTTGAAGGTACCCACACCATTTAATAAGGATGACCATCATGTTTAAAATTGAACTTACGTGCAACTGTGGAGCGTCCTTTAAGGCCAAGTTAGGTCCTGAAGAATACAGGGATTATAACTATGGCCTTCGTCAGCAAACAGACCGATGGCTGGAAGCTCATAATGCTCATGATCCCTATACTCCTGCCATTTCCTATCCGGTTAGCCCTACCGTAGATGAGCCGGAAATTAGTAATGATGAAATGGCTAGCATCCTGGATACGTAAATAAGTTTTAAAGAAGAAAGAAGAGAAAAGAAAAGCCCCCTCTCCGATGTTTTGGATTGGGGGCTTTTTCACGTCCGTCTTTCTTAATACATATTGTTAATCATAGCCAATGTAGGACTATCAGGAGCTAGGTAATTCCTTACAGTACTTTCCGCTGGTAGCATGGTCTGCCCAATTGCACTATTA